GTGCAACTAGGTTATCTGGGTCAGATTCCGCGCTTGCAAAATCCAAAGCATTGTAAGTAAACCCATCTCTTAGATCAGAGATAAAGAACACGTTAGTGTTTAGTTGGACGCATACGAAATATCCATCCATGAAGCAGCCGTGAGCTACAGGGCCACGGAAATCAGGATCGCTTATTTGAACCAGCCCACCAGCTACCGTATAGATCCACGCATTGAAAACAATATTTGCATCAGGCGCGATGATAAGCAGCTGAGCGCCGTTATCGCACATAATTACTTTTGCAGAGCCTTCGATATTTTCGGCTCCGCTCACATCTGCATATGAATAGGTGCGCACACCGTCTGGATCTTCCGAGAAGCTTACCGCGTATAACTTGCCGCCATTAACTTCATAGGCAACATCAGCCATCACCCACGCACCACGGTTAGTGTCTGGCAATTCAACAGCCGAAGAAATGCCCTCGGTGCCAATCAATGCGCCGGACGTAATGGTTTGTGTTTGTGGAATATGGGGGCGAAAGTTTACACACTGCTGAGACGATACTGGGATCGACTCATCTACATAGAAGCCTTGCGATATTGGCAAAGGAAGACGCATAAACTATCCCGGCTGAAAATTAAAGGAGTCATATTCTTCGTCATTCGACATTGCGATATTGAGTGAGTCTTGCGCTTTCTGTGCGATAGAAATTAAACGGTTTGGATCAATCGCGTAAGTGACGCCAAGCTCATAAGCAACAGCCCATTTGAACGCGAGAAACCATTCGGCAGGGATAAGAACATCTTCGCTTTGATCTTGGTTGACGTATTGTGGCTTAACAAATGTGAATCTGATTAACTGATTGCAGTTTCTCGGAGCCTGCCATACCAGCATTTTACCGTTGGTCAATTGTGGCGAGTAATACCACGAATTAATATCAGAGCTAACGTCTGTTTTATTCACGATCTTGTAGTAGCTTTCGCGAGTCTCTTGGATTAAATCCTGCTCACTACCAATTTGCTGAGTGGCACCGCGAGCACCCAGCACTCTGACAGGGCGATCAATCTTTGTTGCGTAGGTGTAAATCGTTGCGCCTGAGTTAATGGCAGCAGTCAGTGGGTCAGCGATTGTTATGCTAACGCCCGGAGTAATAACGGATATGGTTGACCACTGGCGCACATTGGTGGATAGCTCAACACCAACGAAATCGCCTAATGTCATTCCAGAAGTAGTTGAGCAAGGAATAACAGTGCCTGCTATTGAAACGGCTGCGGTAGATGTTGCATAAACGTAATTAGTGAAGCAATGATCACCGTCAGGCCCAAGCGTGTATTCAGTTTGGTTCGGGTTAAGCAAAAGCAATGCTTCAGTCTCAGCCCACAAATGAATGTTTATTCCTTGCCACATTGCAAGCACATCATTCGCTTTCGATTGAGCCATTGTAAAGTGAGGTGCGGTGATAGGTCTTTCAACAGCAACAATCCCAGCGTCACGCAATGCATCTCTGCAGATCTCGCCAAATGTCTTTGTGTAAACGCCTGTCGTCATATAATCATGCTCACATCAAAAACTGTTGCCGCTTCATATCCGACCATTTGGTCATAATACAAATAGAGATCGTAATACATGTTTCCGTTGAACAAAGGAGGATCCGGCTGATCTAATCTTACCTCCTTCGGCCCCGGTCTTTCTGGTATAGATGGAATGTGATCTTGTGGTTGTCTCGGCTCCCAGAAGTCCTTACGAACTATCCAGCCATTCCACATTTTGCGGGTTTCGCTCTTTTTACAAACGAACCCGCTATAATCGCATCTAACCAAGTAATCATCAGTCATTTTGCTGTGTATAGCTTAATGTGATAGTTGCCCCAGCAGTTATCGAGTTGACGTATAACCGGATAGCTTTCGGGTGGGCGCGATACAAAATGGTCTGACCAGTGGTTTGAGCTGCTTGTGTAGCGGCGTCATCTACCGACCATGTATAAGGATCTGTTTTAAATTGAATATCGTCAAAGGTTTGCTGAAGATCATAGTTAACTGTGCCAGTCACTACAATATTCAAGGCACCATTCCCGCCGCGCCAATCAAGCGGAATAGGAACTGTGCCAGATAAAGCAATCAGTTGAGCGTCGGTGTAAACCTTTTGGAATTGCATAAAGAAGCCCTCAAGTTAATTGTTAAGCTTCTTTAGTCACGATTCCGCGCTGAGCAGTCACGAACCAAGCAGTAACGCCAGTTGCACCAACGCCAGAATTTATTGTTACATAATCGCCGCGCTTAATTGTCGCAGCAGCAAGAATCAAGTCCTTGTTGACTACAGCAGAACCAACAGCAGCGATTCCATCAGCAGCAACAGGAGAGACTTGGATCTGACCACCACCATTTACACCAGTGTAAAGAAAGGTGTAAACCAATCCCACAGCAGTAGCTGGCAGCGTGAAAATTACAGTACCGCCAGAAGTCTTGAAGGTCTTGCCAGAATCAGCAGCAACCAAAGTCTTTGCAGCGGAATAAAACTCTGTACGGTTCTCATCAGATGGCGCACCGTCAATACCATTTTGAAACGAAGAAGGCATGATCTACTCCTATAAGTAGAAAGGGGGATTTCTCCCCCGATCAATTAAACGCCTGCGGTTCCGAAGATACCTTGAGGGTCGCTGTAACCAGTGCTGAAACGCATATACGCTTTGTAACGGGTGTTATATGTACCGAAGTCCATATCTTCACCGAATTCAAGCGGAATACGATCCTGGAAAGTCATACCTTCACGAGCATCAGTACGGATAAACCATGCTTTAGGGTTCGCATCAAGGAACGGAGACAACACATAACCGTTTGCAATGGTGCCTTTAACGGCGTTCTTGTCATTCTCAGCGGTACCACTGCGAAGATTAGAGTTAAGAACACGGTCAAATTCAAACATCTGGTCAGTGTGGCCAATCAATGACATTGCACGAAGCTTACGAGCCAAGCCGCGGTCATCTTTAGCGCGCATAATCAGCTTAAGCATATCTTCCAATGCCGCTTCAGAGAAGTTTGCATCAATAGCCAAGCGGTTTGAGTATGTGCCACCGTTACCGTTTAAGTGAGCAGTTGATACCATTGCAATACCATCGCCGCCAGTCATTGCTGAAGTGGTAGCGAATGCGGTGTTGTAAAGAACGTGTGCACGAACTTCGCGGGTAAGGTTCATGCAGTGAGCAAGAGCCTGAGCGCCTTCACGGTAGTAGTTGTACTTGTTATCGTCTTTCGCTTCGCGAGTAATAACATAGCCCTTACCATATGCAACGTGCACAAACTTAGGTGCAAACAGCTGCTTAGTGGTATCCATCTCAATGTCATCACCTTCGGCCTTGACGTTAGCCAAGCCCATGTTTGACATTTGAACAGTTACTTCATAAGCGCCTTTCGATGCTTTCTTAACGTTAAACAGCTTGGGATACATTGGTTCCCATTCTGAGTTCGCGTTGTCCCAAACCTCTTGAACTCCTAACTGGAGTAAGCGTGGGGCCGAGCCTGTAGTAATTACGCCTGTCATGGTTATACTCCTGCCGCGCCAGCGATGTTGGTTGTGTTGTTAGCTCTGACTTGGCAACGACTACCGAGAACGCCATCAGAACCAGTTACCAATTTAACAAGGCGCCACTCGATAGTCGCTGTGGTGGCGGCACCGGTTTTATTGACGGTCATGTTAGAGATTGATAATCCACCAGAGACGGTGGCAGCAGTAGCAACAAGCGGAAGGTTTAGATTCACGTCAGTAATTACTAATGGGCCGTTAGACACATCAACTTCGTAAATTGCGCGAGGATCTGTATTAACCTTGACGAAGCCAGCAACACCGGCAGGAAGGCCGATATCAGTGAATGCTTCAGTTGCAAAATTTGGATCTACAGACTCAATGATGCCGGTAAATGCAGCGCCGGCAGCAGCAGCATCAACTTGTGGCAAACCATTAGCATCAGAAGTAGAGGTGATTACAACAGCATCACCGGGGGATAAGCGAGTGGCGTGAGCAGCAGCTACACCGAATGTTCTTACTTTACCGCGTGGGTCATCGCTCTCAGAGCCGACCCAAGTGAATCCACCTGGCATGGCAGACCTCCTAAAAAGTGAATGAAGAATATGGAATCTCTACGCTCAATTCCGGCAGGTCTGCCGCTTGAAACGGGTGTTACGGTTTAAATTGCGAACGGGTCATTTAACCCACTATCGTTCTTAATCTGAATCTTGTTTGTAGCGCCCTTAGGCACATAGGACTCAACACCAGCAACGCCGAGGTCTGCCCTATCATTTTCACCTATGCTATCACGGTAGCGCTTGGCTTGCAAATCGTCGATTTCTTTCTTCAAAGACTCCTCGATGGCCATTAGGTAAATGGTTCTCCCGCCAGATGGGCGAGTGATATTCACACCGGAGGCATCAGTAACATGACCCCACCATTCGGACAGCTTCTTATCAACTTCACCTTTGCCCGTATCTAATACCCAATGACCAACATATCCAGCAGGAATTGTGCCTTCGGGTACGCTTAGATTTAATTCAAGATCGGCACTATTAGCTCTCGGCTGATCACGCTTAAACTTAATTCGTGACTCGGTATCGGTGCGGAGATTGTCAGCAGCTTTAGCGGTTACCTGCGCAACAGATCTGCCGCGGCCACGCTTTGACTTAACTTCTTCTGCTGGAGCTTCTGGTTCTTGTACTACTGCAAATGGATCACTCATTTCTTAGCTCCTGTGCGCGCATCGGCGACAATCTTTAGGTATTCTTTCTGGGATTTGTGACTAAATAACTCGTCATAAATGGCTTTATCTTCACTTGTTAGCTGACTCCACGATAATGTCAGAGAATCACCACCACTAGCAGCAGATCTTGATGAGTCAGCCATTGATACAGCTGGCTTTTTCTTAATCTCGGTGGATTTTTCTTCTGACTTAAGCGTATTAGCAGCTTTTTCAGCAGCTCTCAACGCATAGGCAGTGGTCTTACCTGCTGCAACCGCATCGGCAAATGCTTTCTGAGCTACTGGCGTGCGAGGATCATTAGTATCATCAATCCATGGGTTTTCCTCTTCCCATTCC